ATTCTCAATATTGTTGAGAAGTGGTATCATGAAAATGGTACCGAGTGGACCAATTCTCGAATCAAAGACCTTCGTCAATGGTACGAGACCACTCTCGCTGGTGATCCAACACCTCCTCCTTGGTTTAAACATTCCAAAGAAGGATATCCATTGGGTATCTGGAAGTGGGTGTTTAAACTTCCGCCCGCCAAGGCACTAGGTGTCTTGTCGTTGAACACTGTGTTCTATGAACATAAGCTCACTGAGACCCAGAAGAAGAAATTTCTTCATGGACTTGCGGGCAATAAGTCCCAAAATCGGGAAGATCTATTGAAGATGATTCCGACCAGGGTAACCTGGAAGAGAAAACTCTTCAAGAAGATGCCCGAGATCCAATTTCCTACCGTCTTTGATATGAATGGGTCTATACCTATTCATGACGGTCGGTCAACGGTGCGACCTCAAGAAAAACTTGGGGAAGCACTGAAGGCTCTTCGGTCATCGTGGGAATCAGTCCCACAGGTTACTTTCGACTTCCTTGATTCTCAAGGATTGCTAAGCTATATGCCTATGCATGTAATTGGTAATGAGTACCAATTAGAGTTGAATCGACCTCATGATCGATGTGTCGGTCGGGTAAGTGTTCTACAACAGCCTCAACTTAAGGCTAGAATTGTAGGGAACCCTAATCGGGTTCTTCAAGTAACACTTGAGCCCCTCAAGCAGGTCTATATGACCTACGCGAGAAAACTGCAATCCGATGTGACTCACGACCAGGAATCGGGAGTGCATTGGGTCCAGGAGAAACTAAGGCAAGGAATTGAGCTTGCCGGGTCAGATTTGACCTCTGCGTCCGACTTACTTGATGTCGAACTCAGTCTCCTTCTCGTTGACCGCATCTTTGGTTTTCCAGAGATTCAGGGATACGAGGATTACCGAGACTACTTCTTTGAAGTTAGTCGAAGTAAATGGTGGTGCCCTGGACTGAACTGTGAAGTTCAGTGGCAGCAAGGTGATGTTCTTGGAACCGGACCCTCCTTTGGGTTGCTGACGCTAACAAATAATGCGGCAGCCCTCTGCGCGGTTTTCCACGCGAGGCAGGAAGGTGTCATCGATAAAGCGATCCCCTGGGACGATTGTTTCAGAATCGTTGGAGATGA